CTATATGTACACGATGGATATGTGAGCAAAGGAGGCGTGCGAATGCCAGCAAGGCCATTTACGGACAATGCCATTGCAAGACTTCCTCAAATTGTTGATTCTTTAATCGTCGCGGAGATTCGGAACAATGGCTGAGTACAGGCTTGAATTTTCTGCTGATACTTCGCGCGCTGGCAGAAGTATTTCTGACCTCCAAAAAGCTATTAAGGAGGTCACTAAAGAATTCAACAATTCTGAGATTGGGGCCGAAAGCTTTAAGAAAGCCGCCGGCGATTTAAGTTCCCTCAAAAAAGAGCTGTCCGACGCTCAATCTGCAGTTGTCAATCTTGATAGGGCATATCGCAATCTTGGGCGTGCCATTGAGAGTCAATATCAAATTTATGGAAAAGCGTTAAAAGCTGGAGAAAAATACCACAACGACATCCTTAAGCTTGCACAAGATCAACTTGCGGAAGAAGATCGACTTCGCAATAAAAACTATCAAGCAGAGCTTGATGACTGGGACAGGCGTTTAAGTGCTGCTGTATCTGCGCGTAATAAAATCCAGGCGCAACAGCGTGCGATCATGGAATTTCGTGCGGGCATGGGATCCGAAGGGGCTATCCCTGAGGTTGCGAGTCCAATTCGTGGTGGCGCCGATTTTCCTGGCAGTCCAGCATACAAAGAGGAATTTGAACTAAAAATTCAGCCTGAAAAAGCTTCTCTTGCTTACTTTGAAGATCGTTTAAAAAATTTACAAAAAGAAGCACGTTTAATACGCCCCGATACACCGGAGTGGAAAAAACTTAACCGAGAAATCCTTAATACAGAAAAAAATCTTGAAATTATCCGTCGCAAGCAGCGTCCTACAAACGTAAGTAGTCGTCTTGGCGCTGCCGGTGGAGCTTTTCTTTACGGTGGCGGTCTTGGTGGCGGCGTCGGAAGCGCATTAGGAGGCGTCGTAGGCGGTCTTGCTGGAGGTGTGCCTGGCGCCTTTACTGGTGCAGCTATCGGCCAAGCAGTGGACACTATTGGCAGAAGCTTGGCTGGTGTCACGGCACAGGCAGCTAATCTGCAAAGGCTCCAGAGGGGCCTAGCTCAAGCGTCAGTTGATGCCCAGGATTTTGCAAGTGCACAAGCAGCAATTGAAGCTTCAAGCCAGAAGCTTTTGATGCCTCTTGATCAAACAACAAAATTCTTTACTCAGTTAAGAGCTAATACCAAGGAATACAATCTTTCCGTTCAGGATACGCAACAAATTCTTGAGGGCACCGCTCTTGCCGTCATGGCGACTGGAGGCAGCCTTGAAGATTTAGACGGTGCAATGAGGGCCGTCGTTCAAATTTTCTCTAAGGGTGGCGTGCAGGCCGAGGAACTTCGTGGTCAATTAGGTGAGCGTTTCCCAGGAGCTGTAGTCAAGTTTGCACAAGCAAACAAGATGAGCTTCGAGGAGCTTCAAAAGGCTCTTGAGGATGGGAAGGTTGGCATTAAAGATTTCATTGAATTTGCGAAAAAGAACTATGAGGATTACGCAAAATTTAGCGAGCAGCTAGCAACTGCTCCAGAGTACGCCGGCCAGCGCTTGCAGGTTGCATTTGAAGAAATGCAAAGAACAATTGGCGCCACATTTGGAAGCACTGGCGCTCAAATCCAAGATACCTTGACATATATCGTTAAAGGCATTACAAATTTCGTCAAAGAGAATCAGAAGTTTATCAAGCAATTCGTAGAAGATTGGAAGACAATTATTACCCCCATTGGAAAAGTTTTTGGTCAATTACTCGGGATTCTTGGCAAATTCTTGGTCAAGATTGGCGAGGGCTTTCAGTGGTTATTCTCTCAGATTCGCCAAGCCGTTGGCCTTGCCAATATTGGAGAGCTTAAGGCGAGATATGACAGGGCTGCTGCAGCGGTCGAAGGAAAACAGCGTCCTACTGGGCAAGGCGGTGAGCGCACTGCTGCTGGTGGTGAACTGCGCCGCCAGTTCGCGGAATTTGACGCAGCACGAAAAGCTTTCTTGGCTGCTGGTGGAGAAGCCGCCTATCAACGGTCAGTTGCAACAGGCCCACAAAATCTTACCTTTGGCGGTCTAGGTGCTGGAATGCCCCTAGAAAGAACTGGGGACGACGAAAAGCTCAAAAAGCAGAAAATTAAAGAGGCGAGTGAGTTAAACCAACTCGCCCAAAGAGAAGTAGAACTTCAGGCTGCACTTGGTGTCATTGGGAAAGATTCATTAACAAAATTAGAGGCCAAGGTTTCAGTTGCAAAAGAGATACTGAAACTAACGTTGCAAGATATTCGCTCAACCAAGACTGGAGAAATTCAGGCAAAAGCTATTGCAGTGGCGACGCTTGAATATCAAAAGCTTGTCCAAGAGGCAAATGATGAATGGGGTGAAACGATTAAAAATATTGCAAAAATAAAGAGTGAAGCAGACGAATTACGACTTAAAGTCCAAGGTCAAGAAGCTCCAGGCAAGACTCCGTTGGAGCAAGCTCTTTTTGATATTGAAAAGCAAGCAATTGCAGACATACAGCGCATTGATGAGCTGCTGAAAAAAGTTAACGAATTAGCAGGCAATCGTCCAGAGGGGGGAGCGGCTCGTACTATTCTCGGGAATTTAAAAGGAGACATTGAAGGCTTAACGCCAGAGCAAAAACAACTGCGAGCTAGTAAAGCTATTACAGAAAATGTATTTACCGATCTTCGCTCTCAACTTGCGGAACTAAAAAATGCGGGGAAAGATATAAAGACTATTGACGAAATAATTTTAAAACTTGGCTCTGACTGGAGCAATCTGTCGCCTCAGATCAGGAGTGGTTTAACGGCGCTGGCGGAACAGATTGATGCAGCTAAGCCATTTGCTGAAATGGCTCAAGCAATCAAGAATGCAAGAGATGAACTTAAAGCTCTTGCTAGCACTCAAGGGCTTGTGGTTTTTGGGGCGGAAGCAATTGGTTCTTCTTTTGCCCAATCTTTCAAGGACACAATTAGTGGTGCTCAAACTGCGCAACAAGCGCTTTCCAGTTTCTTCCAGCGCGTCGCAGATTCATTCCTTGACATGGCAGCGCAGATGATCCAGAAATGGATACAGATGCAAATGCTTGGCTTGGTTCAAAGCTTACTTACGCCTGTAGCAGGAGGATTTGCTGGGGCATTTGGCGCTTCTGGTCCATCATTTAATTCTTCAATCTTCAGCGGCTCTGCGCTTTCGCCGGGTGCTGCTTTTGGCGCCGCTGGCGCACCAAATCTCTCTGGTGCTTTTGGGGGCGTGTCCAACGCATCGACGGCATTCTCTGGCATCAAGCTATTTGCAGATGGAGGCGTCGTCACAGGCCCCACGCTGGGTCTCGTAGGAGAGGGCCGCTTCAATGAGGCAGTAGTTCCCCTTCCTGATGGCAAGAGCATTCCTGTGGAGCTTGGCAGTAACGGCGCTGGCGATATATCGACTAACATTGTTATTAATGTAAACGGTAATGGTCAGACACAATCAAGCATGTCTGGCACTGGAGCTTCTGATCTTGGCAGAAAGATGGAAGGTGCCGTTAAGCAAGTAATTGTGAATGAACTGCGGCCTGGTGGCCTGCTCTCGCGGAGGTAATTATGGTTCAACCTACTTTTGCCTTTCCGTGTGAATATGGCTTTACGGCACGACGAAGCGCTTATGGCGAGCGGATTAAAATTTCTACTACTAGCAGTGGCGCTACTCCCTCTTCTAATGAGATTGGCATTACTGCCTATGAAATTACGACCGTTCCCATTGGAAATGATGTTGCCGTAAGCCTTGATAATTCATTAAGAGCACTAAAGGGGTCGTATTTTTATAGCAGATTTTATTTTGATGACCAACAATATAAATATCGCATTGTAGACGACACGTGGGATTGGCAAGTAATTGGTCCCACTGCAAATATTTTTACTCTTGCCGTTGAGCGCGTTTATGAGCCCACTGTTGAATTTGCCATTGACTATGGGCAGTCTCAGGCGCAGCAGGTGTCAGCTCATCTGTTCAGGCTTGCCACGACTTCAGGAACCGCCATTGCCTCTGGTAACGTCCGTTCGATGAAGCAAGTGGATGTAACGACAAAACCAATGTCGAAAGCATCTGCTATTGGCCTCAACAATACGCTTACCACTCTTAGTGGCTCCTCCTTTTATTCGCAAATATATCTCGATCAGTCTCCTGTTCTATACAGACTGCAGCCTTATGAATGGAAGTGGAGCCCAGAGGGAGAAGATGCCTATGTGTGTACGTTTACCATGGCCGAAACAATGGCCAACACCACAGATATTCCATGTGTGGACACTTTAAGCTTGGAGCGCAGGTCAAGAGTAAAGAATGTGCAGTTTGGAGATGGCTATGAACAGAACTCTCCCGATGGTATCAATAGCCAAGATTATTTCTACGCCATTGAAACTCTGCCTTTATCAGATGCTCAAGCCGTTGCGATTGAAAGCGGGCTAACAGCTCTTCAAGGGAATACATTTTTTGCGAAATTCAAGAACGATACGCAAGTATACAAATATCGCCTTGATGGAAATAACTGGACGTGGCAATCCCAAGGTAAGGATGCTAATGTTTTCTCGTTCAGAGTGAAACGAGCATACGACCTATGAGCCTTGAAGAAGACGTTGTAAAAAGTTGGCACGATGGAATTGTCGAGATGTTTGATCTCGATCTTGAGCCAATTACTGGTGACGTAAATGATAAATTTTATTTCACCAATCAAATCAAGCCAAATGGTACAAAGATTCAATGGAAGGGAAATACATACGAGCCGCTGCCAATTCTCTCATCCGGCTACGAGAAAAACACCACTGGTCAAATTGCTCAGCCAACGCTAACAGTAGCCAATGTTCTCGGCACTTTTACACAGGTTGTCGATAGTTTTGATGATTTGGTAGGGGCAAAAGTCACAAGGCGTCGCACTCTTGGCAAATATCTTGATGGTGAACCCACAGCAGATTCCACTCAGGAATTTCCCATTGATATCTTTTTTATTGAGCGCAAAACCGCCGAAAACGCGCTGACCATTACCTGGCAATTGGCAAGTATTTTTGATCTTGAAGGACTCTCTCTTCCTCGACGTATCATTACGCAAAATTATTGTCAATGGAAATATAGGAGCAGTGAATGTGGCTACACAGGAGGAGCAGTGGCGAAAGTAGATGATACGCCAACGGCAATTTTGAGCGAAGATATTTGCGGTAAACGTGTTAGTAGTTGCCAATTGAGATTTCCTAATCAGTCGCTACCATTCGGAGGATTCCCTGGCGCAATTAGGGGCAGGCAATGAGCTGGCAAGAGCTTAAACAAGAAATGGTGGCTCATGCAAGGCAGCATGAGAATCAAGAAGTTTGTGGAATTATCGCAGGCGGGAAATACTGGCCATGTGAAAATTTGCATTCTTCTCCATCGGAACATTTTGCTATTTCTGCCGAGGACTATACGCGAATTGAGCCATTTGGGATAGAGGCAATTTTTCACAGTCATTTATATTTTTCGGAGGATAAATTTAGCCGCCACGATATTATGTCGTGCAAGCAAATCAACGAACCATGGGTGATGTATTGCTTGCCTGCAAATTCCTGGCATTTCATGGACCCTACTGGCAATGCTCCTTACCTTGAGCGACCTTGGATTTATGGCATTTACGATTGCTATGGATTAGTTCGCGATTATTACCGCCGAGAGTTTTCAATTCAGCTTGACGATTACGAACGTGGCGCAGAGTTTGAATGGAAGAGCAATGAATGGCGAATGTTTGAAAAGAATTTTAAAGGGCAAGGTTTTATAGAGATTGGCGACAGTGACATTCGCAAGGGCGATGTACTGCTAATGCAACTGCAAGCTGATTCTCCAAATCACGTTGGCGTCATTCATTCGCCCTCCGAAAATATTTTTTACCAGCATCTTCTTGATAGACTGTCGGAAGCCAATATCTATGGTGGTTATTGGCAAAAGAATACGGTTAAGATTTTGCGTCACCAGGAGCTATTTCAATGAAAATGATTGAAGTGAAGCTCTTAGGAGAGCTTGGCAGAAAGTTTGGTAGATATTATCGTTTTGCCGCTGAATCTCCTCGTGAAGTTATGTCAGCTCTGACGAATCAACTTGTGGGATTCAAGGAGTACATGGTGACTGCGCACGAGCGCGGTATTGGTTTCAAAGTAGTAAACGAAGACCCAGAGGGAATGGACTATGAAAATTTATTCATGCCGTGCCAACGCATGATCATTGCCCCCATTGTCAGTGGAAGTGGAGGCGCTGGCCGGATTTTGCTTGGCGTTGCTCTGATTGGTCTCGCCTTTGTCTCTTTTGGTGGTAGCGTTGCTGGTGGAGCGATGTTTGCTGGATTTGCGGCTGGAAAAGGCTTTGCGATTGGCAGTAGTATTTTCTTTTCGCTGGGTTTGTCGTTAACGCTAAGTGGCGTAGCTGCACTGTTGAGTCCACAGCAAGCAATAGCCAATAATACAACTGATACAGAAAGAAAAGAAAGCTTTTTATTTGATCGTGCAGCAGAACTAACCACGCAAGGCAATCCAGTACCAATTCTTTACGGTCGTTTTCTTGCTGCCTCTCCATTGATTATTTCTGCTTCTCTCACCACTCAACAAGTGCCAGTCTGATGAGCGAAATCATCAAGCAACGCAATGGTGGATGGACTACCTACGTCAGCGGTGCTGGCGGTGGTGGTGGCGGCGGCAAAGGCGGCGGTAAGGGCGGTGGTGGCGGTGGAGGACGCAAGCCACAGGAAGATCCAGAGTCGCTACGCAGTCGCTCGGAAGCCGTTGTCGTTGGCGTTATCAGCGAAGGAGAAGTGGAGGGTTTTGAAGATGGAGTGGACCCTCTAACTCGCGTGTACTTAGATAATGTGCCAATCAAGAACCAAGACGGCAGCTTTAATTACACAATCACGTCGTTTTTCACTGGCAGTCCTGCTAGTGCCAATGGGAAAGGAGGACTGATTCCAGAAATCAACGCGTCCATTCCATCGCTAAATAGGACAAGTGCTACTGCTCCAGTTAACTCTCTGACCATTGATTATCGCACTGGCACGCAAAACCAAGACCCGATGCCAGGCTTTGATGATGTACGTGTTGAACAGGGCGTTGGAGTAAAACTGACTAATGCCATTGGAGCTATTTCGCGAACAACGGTTAGCAATCTTTTAAGCAAGGTTCGTATTCGCGTAGGCGTTGGAGCCCTGTTCAGAATTGATAAGGATAGCGCAGACGTGAAAGGAACTAACGTAACTTTTAATATCAAAATTCGCCCTGACGGTGGCGCTAATTTTGTTAATGAAGATAAAACCATTTCCGGGAAAAGTCGTGGTCCCGTTGATTTTGAATATGAATATCAATTGCAAGGTGCTGGACCATGGGTGATAACTCTTCAACGGACATCTTCGGACCCAAGCAGCACAGCTATTAGCGATGATTTGTTCTTCAAGGCAATTGTTGGCATCTATTCCAAGTCATTCCGCTACCCCAATACAGCCCTAATTGGCATCAAAATTGGCGCTGAAAATTTTACTGCTGTACCACAAATTTCCGCCGACATGCTTGGCGTAAAGATCAAAGTGCCAACTAATTACGATCCCATTGCCCGCACCTACTCTGGTATTTGGGACGGCACTTTTAAAACGGCTTGGAGTAATAATCCTGCTTGGGTGTTTTACGATATTCTTACAAATACTCGCTATGGAGCAGGCCAGTTTATTGCAGAAGCAAATGTCGATAAATATTCTCTCTATTCCATTGGACAGTATTGCGACCAACTTGTTCCAAATGGAAAAGGCGGACTAGAGCCTCGTCTTACTTTTAACGCTTACATTACTGATCGCGGTGAAGCTTATGAAGTATTAAATGCAATGGCGACGGTGTTTCGGGGAATGCTTTATTTCAATGAAGGAACAATTGTTGCCATTCAGGATAAGCCTAAACCTCTTACAAAGATTTTTTCTCCAGCTAATACAATTCAAGCTGTAGATGAAAGCGGAAATGTGACAGAGCCTCCCTTCACTTATGAAGGCACTGCTCGTAAAGCTAGAAAAACAATTGCTCTTATTTCCTGGAACGATCCCGAGGACCAATACAAGGCAAAAACAGAATACGTTGAAGACAGGGAAGGTCTTGAGCGCTATGGCTACCAAGAAATTGAGCTGCGTGCCTTTGGCTGCACTTCTCAAGGACAGGCACAGCGTCTTGGAAGATGGACGCTTCTTAGTGATCAACTAGAAACAGAGACAGTTACTTTTAAAACCGGAGCAGAAGGTTTTTTTATCCTACCTGGTGAAATCATTGGCATTGCAGATCCCGCAAAGGGAGGAAAGCGCTATGGGGGAAGAATTGTTAGTGCTACCGTGTCTGGTTTAACTATTGATGCGCCTTTCACTATTGCCAGTGGTTCCACTTATCAAGCTTCTGTAATGACGCCTAGCGGCGCAGTAGAAACACGTAGCGTAACGAACAGCGCTGGATCCACGAGCGTGCTTGCACTTGCTTCTGGCCTTAGTGTTGCTCCAGTACCAGGGGCTCCGTGGGTATTGCAAGAAGATAGCGATGGAGTAAGGAAGTTTAGGGTGATTTCTGTCGCGGAGGACGAAGGTATCGTGACGGTAATGGCTTCGTTATATGATGAGACAAAATTTACTTCAACTGATAATGGCACCATTCTTGGCGCTAGTCAAATTTCAATTGCTGGCCCAAGCATTGTTCCAGCAGTGAATGGAAGCAATATTATTTTGGAGGTAAATCAATAATGGCTTACAACGAAGTTGTTTGGGACTTTCCGCAATACTCCGGCTATTCCGTTTTAAACGCCGCTGTTCATCCTGCTATTTGCTGGAATACGCTGCAAAACAATCCATTCATTTCCTCTTTCGAGGTGGATTACCTAGACACCTTGGATAACCAGTGGATCAGGATTGGCACAACGGCCTCTAATTTTATTCGCTTTCCCTCGGATGTTTATACGACCAACGGATCTTATCGAATTAGAATTGCTACAATTGGCACTAATGGCAGAAAATCTCCTTATGCCTATAGCACAGTTGTGCTAGCAAGTCCGTTGGTTTTCGATTTTTCTGCAAGCCAGACAGTTCGCTACTCTAATGGCACGACTGTTCCAAACCAGCGCTATCTGTTTTTGATTCTTTGATATGGCCAATCTTTACGGACTTGACGCTCTTGGTAACGCCGCTTATGTGCGTGCTACTGGCGCTGGTAGCAATGGCGACCCTTATGTGGTGCAAAATGATTTATACAATGCTGGCCTAAAAAGCGCACAAATTACTGGTAGCGCAAGTGCTGATGTCATTGCAGCAGTGGCTAGCACCAAGTTGCGCGTACTTTCCATGGCAATCACTTCCGTGTCTGGCTGCACTGTAAAACTGCAAAGTGGAGCCAGCTCTGATCTCACGCCCCCATTCCATATTGGAGCCAACGGCAATATTACGCTTTCCAATCCATTGGGGCTTTTTGAAAGCACAAGCGGACAAAAGATCAACGCAGTAGTTAGTGGAACTACCACTTATTCAGTATTCCTCACTTATCGAGAAGTGGCCGCATGACGGTATTTATTCCTACTGGTCTTGCTCCTCGTCTTGATCTGCACGTTCTGCGCAGAGATTTTTTTGATGGCTTTAGCCTTCTGTTGCAGAATGCTAGTGGAACGCCCATTGATTTAACCGATGCAACTGTTTGTGCTTCCATATGGCGCACAACATCTTCTGGTACTCGCAGTCAAGTTCTTTCTATTAATACCGAAAAGCAAGAGCCGTTATCGGCTGGTCGCATTCGACTATGGCTTACATCTGCACAGACCAGTCAGCTTTGGGATGCTTACGAAAGCTTTTTCGTCGGAGTTGATAATTCTGTCTTTTTCCCATCGGCTTATGTCAATCAACAAGCTGTAAATTCTCTTGAATGGGACGTGCGCATTGAAACACAGGAACTCCTTTCAGACTTAACTAGCGTTGCATCAGGCGTATTCATTTCTCAGACTAATCATACTCTGGGCTCTTCGGAACGCACTATTTTCAAGAATACGGCAGCAAGTGGTATTAATTACAATGGCACAAGCGCAACTATTTACAGTGGTCTAACCAATATCACCTATCAACCGCCCTATTCCTTTACCATTGCGTCTCTTTCTGGCATTACTGCTAGCGGAATTGGCGGTAGTGTCTATAGACTAAGGCAAGACACTGTTATTGCTGGCAGCGTATTTGTCGGCTCTACTGTTTCCAACTGTTTTCCCTGATAAGAGGCCATGGCAGACGAACTGAAAGAAGGCGTAGCAGTAGTTACTGTTGGCAGGACTGCACCCATTCCTCCTGGCCCTCAGCCTGCAGAAAATAGCCTTCCTGTTGTCATTGCCGCTGATCAAGATGCAGTGCCAGTGGAGGTGCAAAACCAGCAGATTAGTGAGGTTAGTCTCAGTCTTCTTGGTATTCCTCGTGCGGAAGTAGCACTTGGTATTTTTGCTGATGTTACAACTTACGATGTAAATCCTTCCGAGTGGCAGGCCGAAGGTGCTGGTACTGTCACTCATGTGGCAACAGAAAGTGCAGCAAAAATCACTGTAGGTGTTGCTGTTACTAATAACTATGAAATCCTTAGTAGCAAGCGCTTTTTCCGCTATCAACCTGGTCGAGTAAGTGCTGCTACGTTTGGCGTGAGAACTAATACTACCACTGATAGCACTGATATTAAAAAGTTTGGCGCATTTGACAAAAGAGACGGTTATTACATTGAAGTGCAGGGTGGGGCGCAAACTTCTATTTCAGACAAGGAATTTAACTTGTATTGCGTAAGGAGATCTAGCGCTTTTCAGAGCAATGAAATTGGAATTCGCACCGCTAATACTGCCGATGGAGACAGGGGCACTGCTGGCACTGACCTAGTAATTGTTCGGGCTGGTCTTACTTATATTCACGCCGGATTATTTGATTTAAGCCTGCGAGGTGTTGGCGTTACTATTGCAGGCAACGCCTCGTCGGACGGCACCGCTACAGCTTCGGCCCAGTTATCATTTACTGTTTTACCAGAATATCAATACACCTACGAATATCGTGTACCAAGGAAATATTTCAGCCATGATCGCCTAGATGGCCAAGATCGCACGCAGTATTATTCTGACAGAACTCCAGGTCGTTCTAGCTTTGGTCTTTCCGTTGGCGGTACGGCTACAAGTCCGTCTGTCACGTATTCCAACAGCACTGCTGTAACAGACGTTAATGGTGATATCGTCACTCGTGAAAGCGTATGGGATGCTGACTTTTCAAAAGTCACCATGTTCAAAATGGAATATAGCTGGTATGGCGCTGTTGGCGGCCATTTTCTTGCCTATGTTCCTGACGCCACTACGGCTGGTGAAGCACGATGGGTGAGAATGCACCATATTCGCGCCTCTAACCAACTGACTAGCCCGAGCCTCGCCAATCCCACTTTGCCATTGTCCTATCTTGCTCAGAAGGCGGGCAGTGGAAACGAGAATTCTCTTTATAAATATGGAGCCTCTTACTACATTGATGGGGGCGACAAGGGAACTATTGTTGCACGTTCGCAGAGTAATACAGCAGATAGAGCTATAACTGTTAGTGGCACCACTCTATTGGCTTTGCGCACTAGAAACACTATTAATTCAATTCGCAATCGCATGCAAGTGTATCCCACTCGCTTGGGAATTGGAACTGATGCTCGTGCCACTGTATTTCTAATTAAAAACCCGACGACTGTTTCTGGCACTCCATCGTTTATATCTGCTGACGCGCTCAGTCCTATTGAATTCACTACCAGCAGTGGTGTAAATACTGTTTCTGGTGGCACGACTGTAGCAACATTCTTTGTTGGAGTTGGCGGTGTTGATATTGATTTGGCTCCTTATTTTGGTTATAACAAGGATTATCTTTCTTATCCATTGACTGCCACTACTGGAGACACTCTTTACGTTTTCGCTCGTTCTGCTACAGGTACTGCCAATATGAGCGCCTCCCTCACCTGGGAAGAGCAGGTGTAATCACAAAAGGAAGCAACAATGGAAGATCTGGAGCAGCGGTATCAACTTCCTGAGGATATTCAGCCTGCTGGCACCGTAACAGCAGAAAGTGAGTTAATTGATTTTGTTACGGGAGTAAGTCTGGTTGATGCCAATACTCAGGAAATTCTTACCGGGGATACTTTTGAAGCACAAGCCTTAGCTTCTGCTGGTAATTGCATTCCCATTGTAATTTCAAACGATGCGGAAACTCCTGCTCCAGTAGATATTGTTAATAGACAGCAAAGCGAAGTAGAAGTTAGCCTTCTTGGTATTCCCCGATCGGAGACTGCGCTTAATTTATTTAGCGCTGTAAATATTTATGGCGTAAATACAAAAGAATGGGCTCAAGGTCCAGTCGTTGCTTCAGCATATCAATACTACCGAGACCCCTCTGAATGGACGTTCGATGGAGATTATGGTTATTACTGGCGGCATTTGCCAGCAGAAAGCGCAGTTCAAGCCTATGCTTTTCCGCCACCAACAAGTTTTGTTTATTCAACTGATGATGGATCTGGACGATTCCCTGGTGGATATACAGATGGCGTAATAACTACATACTGGGAGAGTAAGCGGGCTTTCCGCTACCAGCCAGGTCGCGTTACCGGCTTCACGCTTGGCGTGAGAATGTCAACTGAGACAAATACAAGCGGAGAAATAATTCAATGGGGATGCAGGAATTCATATGGAGACGGATATTATTTCCAGCTTGAAAGGGGAACTGATTTGTATATTGTTCGCACATCACCAGACCTTGGCACGCTGAAAGTAGCAAGAGCCGACTGGAATGGCGATCCCCTGTTAGTAGGAGAAGGAACCACTGGATGGGGGCTTAATCTGTCCAGGGTGACGATGTTCAAGATTGAATTTAGCTGGTACGGAGCTGTAGGAGCAAATTTCTATGCATATGTACCAGCAGGAAATGGAGAAGCTCGCTGGGTTCGCCTCCATCGTATTTTTGCTGAAAATCAATTCACAGTGCCAAGCCTGCGCAGCGCCTACCTGCGAATGTTTACTCTTGCCAAAAGCGTTGCAGGCGCTACAAAGCCTACATTTATTAATTTATATGGCAGCAGTGTTTATATCGACGGGGGTGACAAGGGCACTGTTACAGTTGGTAGCGCTGCCTTAACCACTCCCAAAAACATCGACTCGACTGGGCGTTCGATTTTAGGTATCAATGTAAAAAATAAAATCAATGATGTTGATAACCAGAAGGCGGTTTATCCGGTTGGACTTGCGGCATATGCGTCGGTGCCAGCTCGTATTGATTTGATTTTCAAAAGCGCATTTTGCCGAGATGTTCAATATGGTTATGGTGCTGGCACTTCTTTATCCAGGGGATCTAGCTCACCATTTACAGTTACAAAGATTGGTGGCAATCAACTGACGATTGCCAGTGGCACTTTCCCTGATATAAGCGCAGAGCTGTCTGGCTCAACAAATTACTTGACTGGCAGGCGAGTAAAGGTAGTTGGGACAAATATTTTTAACACGCATGTAGTATCTATTAATCCATCGCTGACTACTATTACAACTGATCGTCCCATCCCGGACGGCACCACGTCAATTAGGCTTGCGCGGTTTAATGCAAATGCAGTTGGAAATGTAACCATTTCTAGCGGCGTTACAGAGGGAACTATTTACCGTCGAGATAATACGGGATTTTGGAGACTGGGATTATGGCCTCAAGCAAGCGGCACGTACAATGAAAATTCTCCAGTGCTATGGTTCGCTAGCTCGTATCCTGGATTGCGTTTTAACAGGAGTGGAGTGGTCACTGGAGAATTACAACTACCCAGAGACTTTGGGGGATGTAACGATAAAACTTCGTTTGCAGTGGTTATCGACAGTGGCTCTACTTCTTACACAATTACAGCCAGTAGCGTTGCAAGTGGTTTAACGGTAAATGGATCTACAAATCCATGGCCCATTGCTGTTGTTGCTGAGCTTCTTGATGGCGCAACAATTAGTGATATTACAATTGCAGAAACAAGCGTTGTTGACGTTGTTGGCAGTGGCGCAATTAAAGCAGTGCCAAGCTTTGCTGTGTCTGGCCTCACTGAAAGCTCAACCGCTGCTGGTGGCACTTCATATGTTGCCCATAAATTTGAAAATTCACTTTCTGATCCATTGTCCGCAGTGATGGTGGATACTCAGGGATATAAAGTGATAACGCCAGATTCAAGAGTGGCAACATATTTTATTGGTTCTGGTGAATCAAAGCAATTTGATCTAAGTAATCTCTTCGGTCCTGATAAAATGTATATTACTGGCCCTCCTGGCAGCGAATACAATTCGGGAGCACTATTTGTTGTTGCTACGGCAAGGGTTGGAAGTGGCGTGGCTAGTGCTACATTGAATTGGGAGGAACAGTAATGGCTCTACCTGGACTTGTTGCCGCAAATAACTTAAGTGATGTTGTTGACAAGGAAAAAGCCTGGGATAATTTAGGACTGAGTATATCTGCTGATTTTTTGCTGGAAAATCTAGATGCTGATGCTGCGGCTTATTTGATAGCCGTGATGCAAGCAGACCAAGTGGGATTAGAGCCTGCTGTTCAATTAGCAGTAAGCAATTTTGTAGCTGGATGCAAAAGTGATGGCATTTGGAGTGCAATTAAAGCTAGCTGCATACTCATGGGTGCTAGGACTCTTGCCGGAGCGCTGATTCCTCTTGCTGGAAACGCCCCTACGAATGTTGGCCCCTTTGTAAGTAGCGACTATAACCGCAGGACTGGGCTAAAGGGAAATGGTTCTACTAAATATTTAAATACAAACAGAAAGCCATCCGACGACCCGCAAGACAATGCTCACATTTCTTGTTATGTAACAGAACCATCTAGTGTAGTAAGTAGGCACTATATGGGTGCAGGTGTTACTAGCCCATCAAATTCATTGTCACAAATTGTTGATAGCGCAAACAATCTATCGTTTACTGTAAACGGGGCGAGTTCTGTAACTGCGTTAGGAGTGGGTCAGTCAGCGCTTGGGTTTATTGGTGCTATTCGTCAAAACAGCAGTGAAATATCTGGAAGAGTAAACAATGTAACTGCAACACAAAGCTTTCCGTCTACAGCACGAAGTTCTCAGGACATTTTTGTGTTTGGAAGAAATGTAAATGGCTCACTAAATGCACCGTCTAACAGGAGAATGGCTTTTTACTCTATTGGAGAAGCAGTGGATTTGGCATTGCTTGATACAAGAGTTACGACATTAGTCAATGATCTTGGTGCAGCAATTCCATGACATCTACCATTTTTACTATTAAAGGCAAAGATATTTTTGCTCTCAATGGAGTGAGGAACACGTCGCCTCGCGACTTTTCCTTCATCAGAGGTCTTACTGCTGCAGCTCAGCCTCGTATTACAACTGCATCAAACAATACTGTGTCGGGGGTGGCATTGCGCGATGCAGCAATGCTCAGGAATGCCCCTACTACAAGCGGAAATTACTTCTTTTCCTCTGGGCTTACGCTGAGTGGCGTTTCAACTCGTATTAACGGAGCTGATGCCTTATCCATTGCGACTGCTCCTTTTTCTGGCTCTACCGCTACCACCAGTGTTTTACTGAGGGAATTGCGGCCTCAAGCAAATTGGCGCTTTACGCAGGCAATGTCATCGGGCTCAATTACCTCTCCTGAATATGCCATTCCATTTGAGACAGATGATTTTGTATTCTTTATAAAGGCGGGACAAAGCTAATGGCGCAGCAGTATGGATTTCGGGCATCTAGCAATTTGTCCGAAGTATTGAATCGAAATACTTGCTTAGATAATCTTGGTATTGACAGGCGTGATTTAGCTTTGTTGGTAGGCACTTCAGATGCTGGGGTGACTGAGAATGATTACCAAGCAATTATTGGTCTTTCAAGCAGTTTAGAAACTCAAGTTGCTGCACTTAGCAATCTTGCTTCTGTTCAGCTATCTGGAATAAGCTCAAAGGTATCGAAATTTGGTGATACTTTTACCGGGGCAATTTTTTCTGACATTGTTAATAATGATCGTCCGTATGTAACGCAAAGCGGACAAATTATTGGGCCATCTACGGTTTCATATTTTTCTCCAGTTGCTAGTGGTAATTTTGCTACTGGTGCCGAATATAAACTTGGCCCTGTTACCGCTAGCACGGTACAAGCTAGTGGCTTGTCATATGCAGGGGAATTGCGAGAATGGACAAACCACTACGCTGCCTATAAGAATTTTGCAAGGGTTCAAGAGCAGCCATCTTGGGACGTAAGACGCGTAAGACTTTTTCTTCCTCCTCCCATCGTTATTTCAGGATGCGTGACATGGCTTGATGCAGAGTTTAGTCCATTTGTTTTAGACGGTAGCAATGGAGTGAGCCAGTGGCAGGGAGTAGGTAATTCACCACAAGCCTCTCAATCAACTGCAGCAAATCGACCGTTGTACGTCACAAACGTAATGAACGGAAAACCAGCCGTTCGCTTTGACGGTACTAATGATTTTCTTTCCATGGGAAATCTTGGTTATCTATTTCCAAGTGGTGCAACTATCGTGGTCAAAGCGCGAGTGCTAGATACCACTTATAACTTATTTAGCACTCTTAATAGTACGCTGTGCCGTTGGAATGATGGCACTCGGAATGCTGATTTTGGAGTATTTACCACTGCCATTCAAAACAATGTTGCGGCTGGTCTTGCTGAAGTGAATGGCACTTTTACTTTTGCGATACGGATTAGCAGTACGTATGGCCTTGAGTTTAGAGAAAACGGAGTTGCGTTAGCTTATCGTGCTCCTGCAAGTTTTACTTATACAGGTGGAGATACGTTTTTAATTGGAGCAGCGCCAAGTGCAACTGCTGCGATGAATGGAGACATTCATTCCATTGCTCTTTTTAATAGAGTGCTATCAGACAAAGAATTACGCACTGTCGAAGAATACTTTGCTTGGCGCTATGATGGCGTATATGATCCAAGTCGTACACAGCAACTTCAATTAGAAGATTTTGCGACCATTGATCTTGAAGACGGCACACCAATTACAGCTTGAACCATGACAAAAATTTCTCAGCTTCCAAGTATTGGTGCAAACCTTGCTGCTGACGATGAATTTGTCATTAGAGACGTAAGTGATGGTTCCACTCCTAACAAAAAAGTAACGGCTAGCGGCTTCATTGATTATGTTATTAATCAAGGCACAGGATCTGGCTTTACGCAGATTGCAGCAGGTGCCGGACCTTTAGCGCAAGTGCAAACCACTTTTAGTGGCACCACTGGCACGATTACTTTTGGCACGGCTTCTGCTGGGACTATTAGTGAACGTGCCCGTATTGACAGTTCTGGCAGGCTGTTAGTAGGCAACTCCTCTTCTTTTGATTTAAATGCAGGGATTCAGAGCATCGGCACCAGTGCATATCGATTTGAAGGATTCAGATTTGGATCTGATAGTGGAATTCTTGTGCTTGGCTCATCAAATGGCACACAAGCAAGTCCTTCTGTCTTAACGTCGCCCAACTTGGGCCTTGGTATTATCCAGTTCCGCAGTTATGACGGGGCTGCATATAGAGATGGAGCCTGGATTAGCAGCACTGCGGAAAGTCAGTGGTCTTCTGGTAGTTGTCCAACTCGTCTGACTATCAGCACGACAGCTTCGGGGGCCTCAACACCCACCGAGCGCGTCAGGATCGACTCAAGTGGTCGAGTGGGAATTGGCACTACTGCGGCTCACAGTAGGCTATACATTCAAGATAGTAATACTGGAGAACAGCTAACTATTCGTTCCACCAGTGGGAACGCGGGTGTTGCCGGACTGCGATTTAACATCGCTGACAGCTCTGTAACCACAGATCAATACAGCAAGGGCAGTATATTGTTTGTCGGAGACGGAATCGGCTCTGGGCGCGGCTCTATTACATTTAATATTAACAGCGCTAATGATGCAACAAATGTAAGTACGACTAACGAGCGACTGCGAATCGACGGCTCGGGACGCCTTTTGGTGGGCACGCCTAGTGGCAATGCGTTGTTTAACGCAGGCACCCAGAATCCTCGGTTCCAGATTGAAGGAACAGTTGGAGACGGTATTCTTGCGAGCTTGACAGCTAATCGCAACGATGCATCCGGTCCAACTTTCTACCTTGCACACAGCCGTGGGACCGCTGTTGGTGGCACAACTGTTCTTCAATCTGGCGATCAGTTTGGAATTATTGCCTTTGCAGGTGCCGATGGTACTGACTACGCCACAGGTGCTTCAATAACTGCTGTCGTAGACGGCACACCCGGCTCCAATATCATGCCAGGGCGATTAATTTTTAGCACAACTGCTTCGGGAGCTGCATCACCTACCGAGCGCGCCCGCATAACAAGTGATGGCTACCTCCGCCTCGCCTCCGGCACTGGCGGCATCCAGTTTGGCGGTGACACCGCAGCGGCTAATGCGCTGGATGATTATGAGGAGGGGACGTTTACGCCAACGATTGTGGGCACGACGGATGCGGGTACTGGAACATACACTGGCCAAACTGGGAGATACGTCAAAATAGGCAGGCAAGTATTGTTCGAGCTTTCATTGACATGGACTGCTCACACAGGGACTGGGAATATGGAGGTTGGAGGACTACCTTTTACATCTTACAATTCTGGCGCAAATACAACTCCATTTTCTATAAACTCGTCAAACCTAACTGTTCCCGCCAATAGCTACCCAACCAGTCTTATCACTGGCAACAGCACGCGCATCAGGCTTTATTCAGTGACAACAGGTGGCTCTGCTATTGCCCTTCTAGCTATTGATACTGCGGCATCATTGTGGCTGTCTGGTCATTATGAAGTGGCATAGCAGCCCGCAACGGCTCAAAACTACGGCCATAAACCTGTCTCATCTGGAGGATGACCCTAGTGGCTCTCACTAAAGAAACCGTTGTTGACAAGATCGAAGTGCTGGAAAGCGGCGCTATTCAAGTGCGCGCTGCTATCCGCGTTCTGGAAGACGGCGAAGTGCTGTCCCAGTCCTATCACCGTCACGTTCTGCAGCCTGGTGATGATCTGACCGATCAAGACCCGAAGGTGGTGGCGATTGCCAATGCTGTTTGGGGAGAGCAGTAAATTATGACAAAAGGGCTGGTTCGCAAGAATAATCTTTCTGACTTGCCTTCTCCAGAGCAAGCCAGGATCAATCTTGGCTTGGCTACTGAAGATTACAATCGCATTAGAGGGCTTTTTACCAGCGCTGGTGTTAGCAACGTAGATGTACAGCGTATTGCGGGATCTGTTGGAAATTACCAGCAACAAATTAACAGCATAAACAGCACGTTATCTGGCATTGTTCCAGAGTTGTATGTTACCAGGAGTGGTGATACCATCACTAGTGGATGGACGAACACTGGCTATATACAAGCTGGCAGCATTATTCAAAGCGGAGTTGTTTTAAGCGGTTCCACCGATAGTCTTTTTAGCTTGACTGTTTCAGGGCTTTCTTTTTCTCTTTCCACTTCCGAGCTGATTTGCAATAGTGGTCTGACCGTGCAAGGTTTTAGGGACAATGGAAATGTGGAATTTGCCAGTGGAGTGACGAGTGCAAACAAGCTCGTACCGATACGCATCAATGGCATTCAATACTATTTAGAGGCGGCTTGACACCAAAAAGAAACGCCCTAAACTTGTAAAGCCTTTCTTCTTCCATTGTGGCAGTTAAGAGCAAAATTGGCGCCTCCAGCAGCAAGCGCATCATTATCAGCAAGCCAAAGCGCACCCGTCAAGGCGATGGCAAGCACAGCAGGCCAAGTCATGGCAGGAAACTCAAGCGCGGACAGGGCTGATTGACAGGCACCACGCAGGAGGCTACCCTTCGGGGGCCTCCTTTTTCATGCAGTGGCTTTCGTTGATTCTCATTCCTTTTCCCATCGTTTCACTGATGACAATGCAGGGATTGATGGAATTGGCTGGCAGGAAGTAGTGCATCAATGCAGCGAAGTGAGTGCAATTGGTCTCACGCGACACTACTTCCACTATGCTCTTGGGTGCGGATTTGCTCCTAAAAATATTATTGAAGCAATGGAAACATTGGCGCAAGAATATAGTGCAGCTTATGGCTACGATGAAGGGAAATAAGTAGGAAGTAATCGTGGGACAAGTCGTTCGTGGTGGTGAGCAGTTTGAAACTCACATCGAGGCTGATCATCGCGGACAACTTGTCCAAAAAGGACCGGACAGTGGACTCGTTGATGCGTTCGGTCGTCAACGCTTTAGTCAGCCATTTACGCTTTTTGATTCGATGTTGCGTTATACAAAACGCACAGATCAATGGAACGAATCAACTGTTGGCGGTGGCACTACAAATTATTTAATCAATGAAAGTTCGCTGGAACTGAAGACGACAACTGCCTCTGGAGACACAGCTTTACGGCGTTCTCGTAGGCATTTTCCTTATCAGCCCGGCAAAAGCTTATTTGTTTTGGCAAGCTTTGTTGGCAGTCCATTGCAAAGTGGTCTAATTCAAGAAGTGGGATATTTTGATGATGGCGATGGCATTATGCTTCGCGCTAGTGGCACGACTCTACAGTTTGTCATTCGCAGTTCCGCCACTGGATCCCCAGTGGAAAGAACGGTGAATCAAAGTGAATGGAATATTGACACTTTTTCAGGCTTTGATTTTTCCAAGGCCAATATCTTTGCCACTGATTTTGAATGGCTTGGCGTTGGAAGAGTGCGCTGTGGTTTTGTAGTTGATGGCGAGATTCGCTATTGCCATGAGTTTAATCATGCCAATGTTCTTAATTCTGTCTATATGACTTCGGCCATCTTACCGTTGTCTTATCGCATTCATAATTCTTCCTCCATTGCTTCTCCTGCCGTATTTAGACAGGTGTGTGCAAGTGTGATGAGCGAGGGAGGGTATCAACCCACCGGGCCTATTTACACTGCTGGTCGAGGAGCGGCCAATTTCGCTTCTGTCACTTCTGAAACTCTTGTGGCAGCCATTCGCATGGCAAGCGGTCGCACTGATAATGTGATTATTCCAGCTCAAATTGATGCAAGTATTGGCGGAAATCCAGCGTCCAATACAGTGGCGCAATGGCGTCTTCGCTTGAATCCAACAGTTAGTGGTGTGTGGCAGCCTGCTGCTAACGGACGCGGAAACGTGGAAGTGATGAGCAGTGGCACGTTTAGCGGCGGCACTGCAATTGGAGGGGGTCTTGTCGCCTCTAGGACTGCTATTGAGTTTGATCCTGAAAGTGGTTTGGGCCTTGCTTTAGGGCAAAATATCAATGGAGAAAGCGATATTCTTATTTTGACTATTGAATGCAGCGGTGCAGAAAATGCTACCGGCTTGATTGGCTGGAGGGAGGTAGTGTGATGAGGCTTGCCTGTTTAGCGAATTAGGATGGAGACCTTTATGGCGTTTTCCATGGATTCTTCCTTTCGCGACGAATGGAAGCAAAAACAGGCAGACAGCATTGCTGATGCTCTTCACGAGCTAATGCAGGGAGACAATGGAAAAGCAAATGCAAAGGAGGCTATTTACGCTGCCATCATGAGCTGGTACGATTACCACAATGCTGAGGCGATGAAATGGAGCAGTCTGCTGGTGGCACTCAAGACACTTTGAAAAGCTGGCTTAATTCTCCAGAGCTGCAAGAATTACGGAAAGCGTGGCGAGCGTCTGAGTTGCAAACTAAAGCAGAAGACCAAGCATGGTGGGATAGCCTCACCATAGATGAACGTGCTCGTGCTTTTCGTCAAGTGGTGAGCTTGATGTACAAGGCGGAAGTAAAGGAACGTGGCTCGTATCGCTATGCAATGTATGACGTATTTGAAATTGACTATTTAGACGGAATAATGTGCAATTATATGGAACTGCACAATTTTATTCATCAAGGGATTGAAAATCAGCAAAGCTACGTCGTTCGTGATGACGACGATCAGCCTTAGCTCCACAGCAATATTTCTTATTTTCTTGGTATTGACAGTAAAGAATAAAGCAGCGATGGAGGTAGAAGGTAAAAGAAATGCCTCCCATTAGGAAGCATGCAATACCAAGAAGAACAAGTTCCATGGTTAGTCGAGGCGATAAGTGATGCGCATTTCGCCTCCCAACGCTTTCACTTCTTCTGAGGCATTTGGCGCTGCTTCTCTAATGATCATCACGCTTGGCACTGGCGCATCTGGCACGGGCGTCACCTTGGCGTCAGGGTAAAGCTCTTGAGCCTTTGCTGCAAGCGCTTTAGAGCGGGCCTGTTTCTCTTCTCTGTCCCATTGCTCCACCAGCACCTTGGCCTGCTTATCAACGGCCTGGAGCGTGGCTTGCGCTTTCCATTCAATCCATGGTTCCTTGCAATAAGCAAGCAACATTTTCATCCATGGAGAAAAGCGCAAACGAGGAAAACGCTCCACCAAGCGAATTGCCACTTCGTAGCAAAAAGCAAAGAAGAGCGTTTCGTTGTTCATGGCCGCACTATTACAGCCCAGCCAGTATTCTTACCATCGACTTCCCAGCGAGGAAGCCAGTTTTTCCGAGAGTAACGAACTCCCTTTCCTTTATTGTGATTGGCGTAGCCACCATTCACCATATCTGCCTCTCCGTAGGGGTCATTGAAGACAAAGGCTGATTGATCAAAGCCAATGCAGCAAGTCCAATGACCACCTCCGCGAGGGGCTGAAGCAGGGCCATGGTGAAGCCATCCAGTTAAGACTGGACGCTGCGCTAGAAGTTCGCGCTCTAGCAATTCGGCGTTGCCATTGGTGACAAAAGAAGCATTTAGATCCAGCGAACGCAAGGCTTTCACTTGAGCTTCTGCGCTTGTTGTGTCGCCGTAACGAGAACGAATGCGATTGTATTCGTCATCGTTTTTGACTTTGCCATAGTACATGGCCACCATGGCAGCAGAGCTGCTAAAGCATTCTCGCTGACCTGCACCTGATTGATTGTCAAGCTGCGCTTGATACGGCACATTCAGCAGAATACCATTGGCTTCCTGTTTACCGTCTTGTGTCCATAACTTGTACCATTCTTCGCTCCTGTTCATTAGCTCAGGAGCCTCTTTCATGATTTGCTCTTCAAGCATTTTCACGGCTGCCATTTGATGGGGCAGCCCATGCTTGTAATACTTAAAAAGATCAGAAAGCTTGATTGAGGGGCTACTGGATGTCACTTTCCCACTTTGAAGATGGTTTTCAGTCCTTCCATGAGGAGTTGCAGAATATTATTGCTTTTCCAAGGGGAATGATCAAGAATTTGGTCGGCGGCTGCAACAATGATGCCACCAATAACGAACCATTCGATACCAGACATGACTGCCTCCATTGAGGGGTTTATTAAAGGCTAGCGCTCTTATTGCCTGGTTTCCAAGTTCCTCACGCGAGCCTCAAGCTCTTGTACGTTTTCAGTGAGAGTGTCGAGATTTTTAGTAATGCTTTCTATTTGCGTGGTGATCTTCACTTGCTGATGGCCAATGGTAATCATCATGCCGCCAGTAGCCAAGAGCATGCCAGCCGTTACCGTGGCAGCGAAGTTCGCCAGACTCTCTTGCCAAGGCTTCATTTCTTTAGAAAGTGTTTATATTTATTTTCTAATTCTAGGCAAGGCGTTTTTCTTTCCATTGTTGACTAAGCTTAAGAAAACACAATAGTTTTATGGGCGGGAGAAATGGGCCTGACGATCTTCTCCATTCTCTTCTTGAGCTTCGTCCTTCTGAAGCGAAACGCCGATTCCGAAAATCTATCTTTGAAGACTATCCATTGCGTGGTCCGCTCGGACAGCCAGCATGCGCATATTGTGGGAAGTGGCACGAGAAGCTAACGCTTGATCATCTCGTTCCAAAGAGCAAAGGTGGTCCGCACTATGCAAAGTGGAATTTAGTGCCTGCATGTCGCGAGCACAATGGAGCCAAGGGAGATCTGCCAGTGTTTGAGTTTTGGCGGCCCTTAGATTGCTGGACTCCTTATCGCGAAGAACTTCTTCTCTCGTGGGTGCATTCTCACAGTTTTGTGAGCGCACATACAGACATTGCTGATTGGGAGCAATGGATGGAAAGTCTGCAGCGAGTGGTACCTATTCACGAAAGACATAAAGAAAAGGCGCCTATTTGGGCGCCTTCGTTGCAATTAAGACTGGCTAGTTAGCTGGTGGGAACATTGATTCAGAAGGGCCTTGCCTTACAGAGGGCAATGGACAGAAACCATCAGGACAGCCGCTTGCCATGTAATCGTCAGGGTCGTGATTCACTTCATCGAAGAACGTTTTAATCACTTCTTTGGTTTGTTCTTGAATACGTGCCGCCATTGCATCTTCTTGTTCAACAATGGAGATGAGACGATCAAGATACCAGCGACATTTCTTTAGTGATTCGCTGCGTCCTTTCTGCTCGTAGCGCCAAACATATTTAATGATGTTTGCCTTTAATGCGCCCTTGAAGGCTTCTTTGCTCATTGAGGCTTCAATGGCTTCAATACATTCGATGGAGCCAGAAGCGTAATGAAGGGGATGATTTACTGAATCGTTCATGATTGGAAGTGAGAATTAAGGGGCGAGACGGGCTTTATGCAAGCGGCTTTTTTCGTACCATCCTGCAATTTCTGGCGTCCATTGCTGAAGATGGGGCCACATCAGATCGCAAAGCTGGCGAATTTCCAACTGTGCATCAAGCTTGGCGCGTAAATCCAAGAAATGCAAGAAGGCACGCAGCGTAAAGCTCACAACAAAATGCTGCCGATAATCAAATGGCAAAATGCCACGAGCATGCTCTTCTGCATAGCCTTGATCAATAAGCTGTGCATAGCGTTGGGCTGCTGCTAGGCATAGGCCAAGATCGGTATTCCTTTGTGCGATGGTGTATTCATAGCTTTTTCCTTGGCGGTCGTGATAACGGCCAGCGGGGCGCAGGTAGAACACCTCCTCCAGCTCCAATTCGCCATTAGCAGCACGACAAATCCGCTCGCCCGTGTAGCGCATCGATTGCACATCGAAGCTCACGCCCACCCGGTGGGTGCGGGCCTGCTGCATCACCGAATGGGGAAACCAGCCCACGTTCAGGACGATCTGAGCGTGCTCCAGTGGCCCGTAGTGGCCGCGTTCACCCGCCAGCAGCCGCTTCACGCAGATCTCGCCAGCGCGAGCCTCATCAGGCCAGCTCTCGCGCATATCGACCACGAAGCCTTCGGAATAATCTTGGTGCATGCTCGCGTACACGCACTGTTGCGGGCTGGGGGTGGCAGCGATTAGATCTACCTTGAACAAGGGATCAATGGAAGGAAAAATCATTTGTTGTCTTCGTACAGTTCTTTGTTGACTTTGCCCATTGCAAGCCTTGCGTTTTCATGTTCTTCGATCATGCAAATGCCCATCGCGTAGCAAACTTTAGCAATGTCAGATGCCACACAATCCACTTCCATCTCTTTAGATAAATCAAACTCCTTCAATAGTGGAGCGATGGCGCGAAGCGTGATAGTGGCATATTCTGCCACCTTGTCCAAGTCTTCTTGTGTGTAAGGCTGCTGTTTCATGATGGTGGAACACACGCCAGAATCATAGGCTGCCACTGGGTTTTCGGCAACCCGTCCCAATTATTTCGGCTCTCCTCCATCGCCCTTCTTTTCCTTCGCGTTAGCCTTTACTGAGGGAAATGAAGCTTTATGAAATTTTCATTGCCGGTTCAGTTAGATTATGGCAGTCGCCGCTATACGGCTTTCATGGGACCATTTGAGCATTCAATGCAGAGGGAGTTTGCCCTAACGGTAAGCAAAAAGGCTCTTCAGGAATGCAACGATAAGGAAAAGCTTCGTGAAGTGGCCCTAAACCTGCTTGAAGGCTGGGCAATGATGAATACAGCCGTGCAGGGGTTGATGAAAGAAAATCTTGAGCTTCGGCAAGCAATGGCACTGAGGGACAGTTCCCTGGAAGCTGCAGATGCTTTACTTACGGAAGCTGGTGAAGCTTTGAAGAAATATGAGCGCCAATCATCTCGTGCCAAGTGGCGTCTTTGGCCATTTGAGCGGTGAGAAGAAAAATTGTCCAGCCGCTAGCAAAGGCAAGATTGTATTTACGACAATCCCTTTCGTAGCCCGAACCAGTGACGTGACGACCACGATTGTAAACGCCACCTTGGATTTCGATGCCAGTGCAAGAGAAGGGATGAGCAAAGTCAAGGCGGTAACGTTTTGAACGCTTTGAACGAGAATAGCGCTCCTGAAAATCTTCTTCCCACTTTGTGATGTCACTAAATTCCCGCTGCAGAATTAGCTTTGGGAATTTGGACTGCCACAGAGCGTGGAATTGATCTTCAAGAGCGCTCACTAATCAGACGGCAGCTAACTGTACGTTAGCCCCTTGATTCTGATAGTGGCCCGTATAGGCTTCTCCAACGTCGCCGTTGAGTTGGTACAGCATCACTTGCACGATGCCCTCGTTCGCATAAATGCGAGCAGGAAACGGCGTGGGATTGGCAATATGCATGGTCAAATGACCACTCCAGCCAGGCTCGATGGGCGTCACGTTGATGATGATGCCGCAACGAGCGTAGGTGGATTTGCCATCACATAGCCCCATGATGCACGGTGGCATGGAGATCAGCTCAAGACTGACGCCAAGACCAAAGCTATGGGGAGGAAGCACGAAAAAAGAACTTCCATTGTCATGTACGAGCGGAGCATGGTAAGGCACCGTTGCATCAGACAGTTTGGGGTCGAGAGTGGGCTTGCGCTCTCCCTTGAATTCCTTCCCATCGAACACCAGAAACTGATCTGGCGATAGGCGAATGTCGTAGCCTGCTTGGGAAAGGCCATAAGAAATGGCCTTTGTCCCATTGTCAAGTGTGCGACGCTTTTCGCCTACGAAAGGAAGAAAAACATCCAGTTCAGCAAGCTGCTGAATTTCCTTGTCGTAGAGCAGGCTCATCTTCAGAAGAGATCGTCAGAGCCGCCTGCAGCTTCGTTAACCCATACGCTCGCATAGGATTTTGGGCTGTCCTTTTGACCCTTGACTTTCACTGTTCCTGTATAACCAGGGGCGCGATCGGAAGAGCGTTTTTGGTTTACCCATACCGCTACGTCAAGCGAATAATTGCCACGCTCATTTGGGCCTGCCTGTTTCAAGGCATTGAGCGTATCCGCAGTCAAATCAATGGCGGCAGTAATGGGAGGGCGGTTTGCCATGGGTGTTTCTCCATCAGGAGTAATTGGATGCCCGTCAGGGCTCAGCCACTTTAGCCATTCTATTGCGTATCCGTCAACCCCAGCCATGCCAGCCAGCTCGACAATGCTTGAAACTTCAAGGTCGGAGGTACTCCAGTTTTCTCTTGTGCCAGAAATCACGCAATTCTTTTTCTTCAGCCATTGCTTAATAATGTTTTCAATGTAAAGCGCAAAATCACCGCTTACCAACCCAAGCCGTTCGACCAATGTCCATCCATTTTTCTTGTGCCTAGAAAAACGAGTTTTCCACGTATTTGTAATGCCAACTTTTTGTTCTTTACCGCGAGATAGCAGGTAGATCCATGCTGGCTCGTTTGTCTTGTATCCAAATTTTGCGCATTGAGCACAGCCAGTTCCGCCTAGTGCACGATCACAGACTTTTGCTTCGTATATGTGACCATTTTTGCATTTCCATTTCATCTTGCGAGAGCTGCTGCCAGGCTTGACAGTGGATGGATCCCATCCATATGCTTCTTTTGCGAGCCATGGCATCACTGTGGCTAAATCGTTTTCTCCTTTAATTGCGTAACGTCCGCTGCAATAAGGACAGCCGTGACTATTTCTAGTCCTTTGATTTGGCGACGCAATCCATTTATGACCCTTATCGCAAATCCATTCAAGTTTCTTATTGCTTCCTTTTGTATAACAAGATGGATCCCATCCATGAGCCTGCATAGCCACATCTGGGCATGTCGTGGCCAAATCGTTGAAGCCAGCAAGCACGCGTTTTCCGCTACAAAAATGACATCCATTTCCAGTTTGTACTCGGCAATTAGGGCTCATTAGCCATACATGCCCACGACCGCAAATCCATGGCATCTTTTTATTTGAACAAGCGTGAATCTCCTTTGGATTCCATTGATAAGCTTGACTTGCTAAATCAGGACGCAACGTATACAAATCATTGATGCCGACTACAAGTGGTGATGCCATATCAACCCCTATCGACTGTAAGCGTCATCGCTTTCCCCCCAGGATACCACTGATCAAAGTACCTATTTACGGTGTCCACCATCACGTATTGCTGGCTCACCAGCTCAAAGCCATCAAGATGCACCAGTTGCAACGATGGCTCGCTTTTCTCGTTTTCTGGGTCGTAGCAGGCAATAACACACCAAGCTTCATCAATAGAAGTGCCATATAATTGTTCTGCCGCCATTGAATATGCACCAAGCTGACGTTTATAGTCAGCCAATTGATAATCAGGCTTTTCCTTAAATGATGTTTTCCAATCCACGAGAGCAATGGTTCCGTTAGACATTTGCGCCACCATGTCTAGCGTGCCGCTATAGCCAACTCCACGCTCTTTGTCATACCAGGCCACTGCACTTTCCACCAATATTGGACTTTGAATGGCAATCAGGAACTCCTCTACGGCATTGAAATATGGTCGCCATTCAGGCATCTTTTCAAGATGATGTTCAATGTCTTCTCCATTGAACCAATCTTCAAGAATGCCATGCAGCCAAGTGCCGCGATTAGCAGCAAGACGAGTGCGACGATTTGCTTCTTCATCGCCAACTTTCTTGCGCCAATTAATGAGCGCCATAATTTTTGACACTGGTGCCATAGAGGAGAGCACTGTTGTCACAGAAGGAAGAAGCATGCCCTCAGGCACATTCGGAAACCCAACACATTGGTAGTGCCTTTTTCCATTGAGGCTAATGCGATTGGGCTCAAAGCGTTCCATGGAGGGCATGAGGGCCTCTAAGCAGAGATCAAGACAGGCCAATCAGCGATTAGGCACGCAGTAGCCGTTGGAGGCATAGTAGCCGAGAGGGCAGCTATTGCCTTGCTTTTGAATGGGCTGATTGCAGGCCACTGCAGGCGTCGAAAGAGCAATGGAAGCGAGGATGATGATCAGTTTCATGATTGCGTGAGAGGAGGAATGATTTTGCCAGTGTCGCGGTCCCAAGTGGTGCGACAATCAGGACAGCGCCACGCAATGGTGCAGTCCCGATCACGGTCATAAATACCTTGCACACGACTGAACCATTTCGCCCCTCCATAGAGATCTTGTTGATCTTCAGGAATAGGCTTACCTTGCCAACTTGCTTCACATTTTGGACAGGCCCCAAAAAGGGTGAAATCAATTGGTGCGTGTTCTTTTTTCTTAGTAGCCATTAGAACTGCCAGGGATCTTGATCAAAAAGGACATTGGCAATAAACCAAAAGATGGTATAACCAACAGCAAATAGCACCACGCAAGTACCAATTGCAGCCAAAAGCGAAATCGGAAATGGAATCATCCTTGATAAGGCGAACCGTCTTCGTCAATGATTAAGGAGCCTGCAAAAGCCCGCTCAAGGCGGGCCGCTGCAAGATCTATTGCTTTCCCGCGATAAAAGCCTCCACTCCCTTCACGGCTTGTTCAATAGTTCCTTCAGTGCAAATGGCACGAAGAGTTTCAATCTCTTGAGTCATGGCAGCTTTTGTAATTTTGATGCCATTGTCTTTTGTCCAAGTTGTCACCATCGTGGTGACGACATTGGCAAACATTGCCTTGTCTTTAATGTCTTCGCCTTTTGACAGTCCGAGGCTTTCAAGAGCAGCCTTGCCTTTCATCATGCTGGTGCGTTCATCTGCTTCGTTGAACACATTGGCTTTACAGAAGCTAAGAAGCGCTGCTTTGCCATCAAACTCGGCTCCTCCATTGGAGGCAGGAACTGTTGCTGTTCCAGCAGTTGCAGGAGCTGCCTTAGTTCCTTCTTCCTTCGCCGCTGCCCGCGCAGCAGGCTTCGGGCTTTCCTGTTGGATCGGGAGCCTGGGTGATTGCGCTTCATCAGCTTTAGGAATGTCTTCACCTGCGTAAAGCTTGAGACCAAGGCCAGTAAAAGTGGCAATGCACTTCACGCTGGCACGTTGGATGTTGTCGCTAACGGCACGAGCATCAAGCTTGGTGAGGGCATTGTGCTTGTTGTCCATTAGTGGAAATACCAGCGCAGGAGTACGCTTCATACCATCCGTGATGTAAGGACGCAGCAGCCAGCATCCTTCTTGACCGAATACGGGCCAGCCAATGCTGCTTTCTTCAAAAGCAACAAAGAAGCCAGGGAACTGCTCTTTGAGATAGCGGAAAGCAAAAGGCCAAGAAAGATAGGACAGGCCCTTGTAGTTCTTTTCTACATGTTCGCCAATGGGCAGCTCGTAGGCTTTCGTGAAAGCATCGGCAGGAATTTCAAGAGGCTGGAACATGCCAAGTTGACGTTCGGCCATCATAGTGGTGGAAGCTGTGTCCATTGAAAAATCTTCTGGGCGGTAGAGCAGTGTAGTGTGCTTCATGCTTCGATAGAACTATCGAGCTTGTAATGATTGTCATACAAGATGACAACTTTCTTTGGCTTTTCGCCTTCGTAATTGACGAGGCTGGTGCCAGGGAGTGGCCAATCATCAATTAGGCGAACATCGCTGATTCCCTCTGTATGTTGAGGGTCATAGCCATCTTCCATGACTGCTTCTTCATAGGCAAGAAGAATGCCAGCGTCAGGGCCAGTTTGAGCTTGCGCTTTATTCAGCAGCTCAATCAATTGACAAATCTTCATCAGTCAAAGCATGAGAGAGATCAGAGTCGGCGGCATAATCCACGCATAGCTTCCATGCTCCATTTGCGAGAGAGGAACTTCCTTCCCAAACTGGCACTGAACGAATGAGACGCTCAAGAGCTTCAGAGCGAGAAAGCTTTGCGTCAGCAGCAATGGCCATCAAATGATTGAAGGCTGTTTCTGACAGGGTGAAATGCCGTTTCTTTTTGCCGCCTTGATAAAGGCTTGGAGGCATAGGCTGTTGGGCAGCAACTGCGTCACCTTAGTCCGGCTGATTGCCATTGTCACCCCCTTGTGCTATCAGTTCTTCTTATCTGTAACGAGGCGTGCAGAGCCAAGAAATGGCTGCCACAATGGGGAGCGCTGTTCGACCGTGCTGCGTGGCATTCTCGATTCTTGATCACCTCGACGCCTTGGAGCCCAGCAACGAACCTGGGAAATACCGTTGCCCAGCATGTGGTGGCAATGATTTCACCGTGAACAAAGACAACGGAGCGTTCAATTGCTGGCACGATACCAGTCCTGCGCATCGCGCCGAAATTCGTGATGCCATTGCTCCCCTTACTCGCTGGGAAAAACCACCACGAGATCCAGGCTCCTACGTGTTTGGCTACAAAAATGCCAATGGGAAAGAAGTGGTAGTAGTGCATCGTGATGATGCCAGTGGTAGTAAAAAGATCTGGCAAGAATTTCCCACTATTGATAAAACTTCCAACGGCTATAAAACTCAGCTTCAGGAAGTAAAGGCTGGTGTGTTGCCCTATAAATACGAGGAAGCGATTAAAACCAGCAAGGAAACTGGTTTACCTATCTTCGTCGTAGAAGGAGAGCTTGCCTGCGAGCAATTATGGGCTATTGGCATTCCTTCCATTACATTTCTTGGCGGCAGCAAACAGTATCGAACCAATGGTGATTATTCCCATCTTCTGAAGAACGAAAAGCTTGTTCTTTGCCCTGACCGTGATGAACAGGGCGTTGCCTTCATGGCAGAAGTGGCGGCAGATAATCCTGGCGCACAATGGCTTTATGCTGATCCGCTTTCCTGGGAATGGGACAATCTGCCATCAGGCAATGGTTATGACGTTGGAGACTATATCAGCGATGGAGCGGAGAAAGATGATTTGCTTTCTTCCATTGTTTCCAAAAGCCGCCACAAGAATAATGATGGCAAGCCGTCCTACGAAGAAATCATTTCAACTGTCGAAAATTTTGTTGGCCTGTACGCTAATGAAGCTCGTATTGGCTATGAAACTTCTCATTGGCTAGAGCAACGTAGCGTGAAGATGAGCCAGCAAAATATTGACAAGATTATTGAAGAAGCGCGAGCAAGGGTATATGGAAAAGAAGAAATTGAAAGCATTGACGCTCTTGCCATTGCCAACTCTGATAAGGCTCGTGATTGGTTAATTGCTGGAATTATTCCCTTGGGAAGCGTTACGTTACTTGCTGCAGCAGGCGGCACTGGTAAAGCCCAGGCTTTGTGGTCCAAGGTGCTAACGCCTACTGGCTGGAAGCTCATGGGTGACATCTGCGTGGGCGATGAAGTCATTGCGGGCGACGGCTCCGTTACAAAGGTGATTGACGTCTTCCCGCAAGGTAAGAAGCCCATTTTCAAGGTGCAAATGAGCGACGGCGCCACGACGCATTGTTGCGATGAACACCTCTGGCTTACCAAGACTCAGCGGGATCGTGATCGCGACAGGGATTGGAGCGTGCGGCCTCTTAAGGAGATCCGCGAGACTCTTCATTTGCATAAGTCGAACGGGCGCAAGGATCGCAATCACTCCATTCCCATGGTGGGCCCAGTTCAATTCAAGGAGCGTGATTTACCAATTGATCCTTATGTGCTTGGCGTTCTTCTTGGGGATGGCTGCATGTCGTCTGGCAATCTTGATATCACTGTTTCAGACGATGAAATCACCGATAGTTTCTGGGCTCGACTAGAGGAAAAGCATTCCTTGGCTCTTAAAGAAGATCGTGGTGGCTGCAAGAGCTATACGATTGCCGAGAATGGCTCGCGCAATGGAATCAGGAATGCACTAAAGGGGCTTGGTTTGTGGGGTTGTCGTTCTTGGGAAAAGTTTGTGCCTGATCAGTATTTGTATTCTTCTGTTCAGCAACGTCTTGATTTACTTCATGGCTTGATGGATACAGACGGAACTACTGGCGGCACTTCTACCACCTTTGATAGTTCCTCAAGGGATTTGCGGGATGCCGTGGCGACTATCGTTATGTCGTTGGGCGGCAAGGTGACATGCAGTGAACGGCAGCCTTGGTTCAATTACAAAGGCGAGAAGAAACAGGGTCGCATCAGTTACCGCGCTTTTATCTCCATGCCCCCTGGATTCAAGAGCTTCAGCATTGAAGCAAAGGCTTCAAAAGAAATCGAGCGCACCAAGTATGTGCCTGCACGACTAATTGATTCTGTCGAATACATTGGAGACGACGAAGCCCAGTGCATCATGGTGGATCATCCTTCTCACACTTATGTGACGGATGATTTTATCGTTACCCATAACACCACTCTTGTCTACAACTGGGCATTGCACGTTGCTCTTGGTACGCCATGGAGTGGAAGGCGCTGCATGAAAGGCCGTTGCTTGCTGATCAGCGCCGACGAGCCTCTCACTGATACGGCTGAGAAACTTTCAGTGATTGGCTATCAAGATGCTGGACTGGAGCCGGGTGATATTAGTTTCTGGGAGACTTGGCGCTTTGCCCATATGAAGCAGCTTGAGGATTACATCAGGAAGGAACGTCCTTCTCTGGTGATGATTGACAGCCTGACTGCTTGTCTTGCTGGTATGAACGTGGACCTAGCGAAGAGCAGTGCTGGTGATGCCATTTATGGCCTTCGGGACATGGCTAATACTTACCGCTGCTCCATTGTGATTCTTCACCATCTCAACAAAAGTGGAGGACTTCGTGATTCCACCAGCTTTGTTGACAACGTAAGTGAAGTGGTGAAGCTCACTCGTTCCGAAAGCTTCGATCCAAATGAATTCACCTTGGAGTGGCTGAAGAGCAGGAGTGGTCTTGCTGGCAAGCACGTTCTGAAGCGCGATAGCTTGAACTATGGCTGGCATTATGAAGGACCGCTTGGTGGCTCTCTTGAGGAGCTTACTCGCGTGGTGAATGCCGTGGAGATGCGTAAAGCAGAACGTTTTAGCAAGCATCAAGTGTCGGCTCTTACTGGCTCGTTTGAGGTTGGTTCTACTGGCAAAATGCTGGAAATTGCGCGTCGTCAAGGTCTTATCACTTCATCGTTTCAGGATGGTCTCAATGGAGAAAAAGAGCGTCTTTATCATTCATGGGAATGGCAAGAGCCGGATCTTACTTTCCCTGCCCCTGACTCTGCCCTCGACTCTGCCCTCGACTCTGCCCCTGAAATCGTTGCCGACGAGCCTGATGATACCGAAGAAGCCAATTACGACGATCTTTTCTAAGATTGTGAAAGCTGCGTTTTAATTGTGCGCATCATCTGGGAAAACGAGGGCTCTTATGAGCCCTCTTCTTTTACGCCTGTTGTAGAAGAAAAAGAAGAAGAAACCGTTATCGAGGAGAAGCCTGCTGATGCCCCAAAGGGATTCTGGCCTTCGTCTCAAAATCGTTGAAGGAGGCTATGCCATTGCTCGATGGTCTGAACAAGGCTTTCTGGAGCAACTAAGCTTTCCATTTGATTCCATTGAAAAGGCCAGGGAGTTCCTGGCCATCGCAAGTTACGAACTGCGTTTCATTCCAGGCGTTCTCCCTTCCATCGACAAACGATTCAAGGAAAAAGCATTTGTTATTTGCGAATAGCAAACAAAAAAGGGGCGTAAGCCCCTTTTTTTATTTAGGACAATGGAGGAAATATTGGTAGCGCTGTGATGGATCTAAGAATTGCACCACTTCACAGCCTTTGTATTCGGCCACTGTTTTGAACTGATTTTCGGGACGTTTTTCCGCGTCAAACACTGCAACAATAAGAAACAGGAAAAAGATGAATACAGCACCATATAAGCCGCCAATAAAAAGATTTTGAAGAAGTTCTGCTGGTTTCATTTCTTCTTCCTCATTGATTTCCATCGCCCTTGCTCTAAGGCACGCTCTTCAGCGCGTTGCTTGCCTTTGAGCCAAGCTTCTGTGCTTTGACCAGGCTTGGGACCATTGCGGGGCAGACGAGTGATCTTGGGGGATTCTGGGGATGGTTCAGACATTGATTTCGGAGGAACCATGGAAATAGTAGCAGAATAAGCAATGTGCCAATTCAAAACTGTCACAGTGAAATTTGACAGGGGCTTTACAATCGTCCAGTAGTTGCCTGGCAGCATCTACGGGCCTGGCGCAACGTCCACAAATCTACGCTGCGGCCCTCTCGACGAGAGGGTTCTATGGAGGCGAAAAGTTATTGCGAATCCTGATAAACATCGTTTATTGGCTTTTTCAATAACCTTCGCGAAAATGCCGACGCGCAGGGCGAGCCCCAAGCGAGCCTTATCCAACGGCATTTTCTTTAAGACTTCCTCTCGATTATTTCTTCTATAAAGCGTCTTTCGGAAATGGCCTACGAGCAGCGCCCCTTTAGGGGCTTTATTCAAAGGCCATTTCCTTCCCAGTAATCACTATTTAAACTACAAGGGCGAATTCAAAGGCTTATGCCTCGTCCTCCTCAATCTCCTGATAAGCTGCCTGTCATTGACTATCAGGGAGTTACCATCGAGCCCATTCAGCATTACGGCTTCTGCATTCCTGATAAAGGCCCTATCCCTAAGCCTCGCGTGATGTATGGTGCTCGTAATCCTGAAGATGGTGAACGTCACTGGCGCTCAAGCTACGACGAAATCATCTCTTTGATTAATCGTGGTTTTGTAGTTGCTAGCGGTGAATCCTGATGAATGAATCAGTTATTGATGCCTATGCAATTGCTGCTGCTGCATTCTTCTTTTCCTTCGGTCTCATTGTTATCAATGGATTGATCAATGAAAATGGTAAAGAAAAATGACATGGCCAGTTGCATTTGTCCTCGCTGTTGGCATCATTTGTCTGACCATCGGTTTTTCTGAAATCCTTCACCATGACAGCAAGTCCAATGGACGAATTGAATGATCTCCTGAAGGAGCTTGAAAGCATTAAAGCTTCTCAAAAAGCTCTTGCAGAAAAGGAAACTCAATGCAAAGAAGACTTGCTAGAGCTAATGAAAGAAAATGGCATTGAAAAAGAAGAAACCGACTATGGCTCCATTCGCATTCAACGCCGTTACGAAAAGGATTATGGTGCGCAAATCCGCACAATGGAAGTAGAGTTAAAGGAGGCCAAGAAATTGGCTGATGACATGGGCGATTATGAAGTGCTGGGCTTCAAGGAAAGCCTTGTCTACACTCCCCCAAAGGATGTTTTCTGAGCGCATCTTCTTTTGACCCTAATCCTTCCTCTCCATAGCTCTCCATTTCTTTCCATTGAAGAATGGGAAGAATTACAGGCATTGCGAGAGGCCATTAGTGATGCTCCGTCTTCTGTGGTGCCATGGAAGATGGAGCGTTTTTCTTTCTTGTTTGCTAGGAGCCTACAAGGAAAAGGCGATGGCGTGGTATTATCAGCAGGCGAGCGGGACATCCTTTAATGACCAACTTTCGCACAAAGCCACCTTGGCAAAGCGGCGAGTCAGTTCCAAGTGAATATTCAATTGTCGCGGAATTCCCGCATGTCTCTTGGGGGTGGGATTGTGATGCACATTACTGGATTCTCCTTGACAAAGACGGCAATCGTGTTTTAGGCACAACAAGCCATGGCAGCTTTTTTATTTGTAAGGACGCGCAAGAGTGGCTTAATGGCCAGATAGAAGATTTAAAAGAATACATTGCAGACACCCGAAAGGCGCTAAGGCAATTAACGAATGACTGATTCTCAATACCACGCACCTGCGTCTTGGGTTGCCTTGATTGAATCGAGCGAAGAAGTGATACGACTCGATAAGGAGGGCTTTCACTACCGAGGTGAGTTTATTGCTGATGCCGGTGAGGCTCATCGGCTAATGGTGGCTTTCCTGCAACGTCAGCTCTCGACTCAAGAGCCCTCTGCGGAGTGGCTTGAAGCTCGCGAGAACGAAATGTGCAAGCACTCAGCGTGGGCTGAAGACGGCGTTTTGAAAATGGCCAATAACGATGACGGCTACTACGTTGAGACGTTTAAAAGCCATCAAGAGCTGGAGCAATTTATTGCTTATCTACGCCTTCAGGCCAATGAAGCTTGGCCGCTGTAGCCGAATGCATTAGAGAATATTGGCGATACACTGTTGCAAGATTAATTATTCTCCATGGCAGAAGAAAAGAAAAAGCGCAATATTCCACCTCCGAAGCAGCGTCGCGTGCCATTTCAGAGCGATGAGGCCCTGGTGGAACATTGCGTGAAGATTCTAGTGAAAAGTGGAATGACGCCAGAACAGATTGATATCCTCAGGAATAAAAATTATGATATGTTCTCTAAAGAGGTTGTTGGACAGCGTAGGTACGCTACAAGCATGCTTCTCGCAGCCAATTTAAGCAACGAGCAAATTGCAAAAGTATTCAAGCTAAGTAAAGAGACAGTTGCTTCTGATAGGGAACATCTTCGCAAGGTTTACACTGAAAGTATTCTTCAGAATGCAGACCACTGGCGAGCAAAGCTTCTCAAGGAGCAAGATGAAATTAAAAATAAAGCAATGAAAAGCTTCGAGGCTAGCAAGCAAAAGATTATTCGCAAAATTCAAGAACGCAATGGAGACGAAATTATCACCACGGAAGTATATGAAACTGCTGGCGAATCAAGCTTCTTAAGTGTTGCAAAAGGCTGCTTAGAACAGCAAGCAAAAATCCTCGGCCTCTTTGACAAGAAGCCTGAAGTAAAAGACGACGATAAAAGTTATAAAAAATTCCTCAATAACTTATCAAGCGAAGTTAAAAAAATCCGCGAAGCTGAAAAGAACGCTGGTGATCGTGCCTCTGCCATTGACGCAGAAGCCACTTTTGACGATGAAGGAAATCTTGATGGAGATAGCCGTCCTATGTTGCCTGCCAATCCTGAAGACAATCAGGACGATGCTTGACAGGGCTATTGTGAACAGCGACAATGCTTATGATTTCTCTCCTCCATGGACTTTTCTTCAGTAAACGAATTCCTTAAAGCAGCACGTTCTGCCAAGAAAGACCAGGAGGCGATTATCAACGAAAAGATTGAGCCGTTCATGGACGATCCGTCCACAATTGGCATCACGCCAGAACTGTCCGAAAGCCTTGATGATCTCGTGGAGAAATATGGCGATGAAGCCCTAAGGGCCACTGCTATGTTCTCCATCGGTAAGTGGATGGAAGTGCATAACGATATTCTTCAGCAGCATTGCATGAACGATGACATGCAGGCAGCGTTATGGGTGATGAATGATATCAGCAAGCTTTCCCTTATCCTCCAAACCATGGAAGACATTAGTAGCTTTGGCGGTGACGATGACTGGCGCAAAATGCTCAAAAAAGTTGTGAGCCAAGCAGTGTTAGAAAATTGTGAAGAGCGTGGCATCAACCCAGAGGATTTGCTTTCATGATTAAGGGCAACGTACAGGACGCCTACCAGCTTTCCTTTCGTGAAGGGCAAGTAACCATGATCCTGGCTTCTTCAGAAGAACAGGCTCGTAGTCTTGCTTCTTACCATTTCCCTTCTCTTTCCATCGTCTCAATTAAAAGGCTCAACAACAATGGAGCAACTGACGATTGCAACTAGCCTGCCACCCATGGCAAGCGTGTTCATTCCGCCTGTCCTGAAAGATGACATGGAGGCTGCACTGTCCGATGATGTGCATCCTGCATGGAAAAAGCTTCAACGCCACGGCAATCATTTTGTGCTTCAAACCAATAGCCTCGATGATCTGACGGAAGTGGCTGATTGGGCACGCACTGCTCTGGTGGAGCCTGAGAAGCCGCTTAGTAAGGCACGACGGCAGGCTTACCAGGCAGTTGTGAACAGGGCTGCTCGTTGGGCCATCCTGGAGCCGCTAGGCGACTGTCACGTTCTGGCAGTGCAATGGAGGGAGGGAAAGCTAAGGGGCAAGTTTGTGGTGAAGGGCAATGGAGAAATGAGCTATAAGCAAAACTAATTGTCTTTTCCATTGACAAGCCTCCAGGCCAGACGGCACACTGCTTTCAGTTCGCCATTCCTCTGTGGCTCACGTTTCCTATCTCATTCCTGACAGGCCCTATCTTTCCTGGGGCTTTGAGGTGAAAGACTTGCAAAAGTATGTCACCACTCTTGAAAAGATTTGCGACAACCCAGACTTTGCTATCGACCATCGCAATGACTGGCTTGATCTTCTCTCTTTGAAGTGGAATCTGCAGGCTGCTCTTGGTCTCTATGAAAAGGAAAAGCAAGAGCGTTCTGAAGAGCCTTCTGCTGATGATTTTATGAACTATCTAACTGACTATTCCACTTCTGTCGCGAAGGAGAACAACAATGGCTGACTACCGCGCAACGCCCGAGCAATGGGTAAACATGGAAAAGTATGGGAGCAACATTGACGGCGGCTACGCCGCCTGCATCCTCGAACTCCGCGCCAGGGTCGAGGCACTGGAGGCCAACTCATCAGCCAGGCTTACAGGTTCCAACTATCCGGAAAAACCAGATGGTTCGCTGGTGGAGCGAGTGGCCGGCGCAATTGCTAAGGCCGAGCACCTCTGCGACGCGGAGGATGCGCTTCCAGAAGCACGAGCCGCTATCCGCGAGGTAGCGGCGTGGATGGCCAGTAATCCCGACCATTACTTTCCGCCAGCTCTCGTCTTTACTCTTGAACAGCAGGTCGAGGAATGACCAATTACCAATCAACTCTACTTTTCGCCGTTCTGCTCATCGCCATCATTGCTTGGTACTTCAAATGACCAACCTCTCTCCCGTAGCCCAAGCTGTTTTAGAAGCCCACGACATTGGCTTCTCGACTCCAGCAATTTGCCTAGCGGAGGCGTTGCGTGCTCTTGCGGATCAGGTGGTGCCACCCTGTGGCGCTACTTCTGAGAGTGGAACTAAGCAGTTGCTCATCCGACACCAAATCCTCGCCATCGCAAACGAGCTGGACAACCAATGAAACTTACAAAGAAAAATCTGATCTGGGCTCTCTGTCGTCTTATGGATGGAGTCAAAGAGCATGAAGTCTACGGGATGACTGGTTTAGCTCCATACGACTGCTCCATTCTTTGGCAGATCTACACCCAGGCTCGGAAAGAACCTTTTTCTCACCCTTCTTACAATGACTGAACAACATCGCATCACTCCACCACCAAGCCTGGTCGAGCAGTGGTGCCGTGAATACGGCATTGAACAGCTACCGACCCTTGCTTGCTTCATTGCCGATAAGGCCGCCGAGTGGGGCGCCGATCAGGAGCTGGAGGCGTGCTGTGAGTGGACTGCTGCCAACTTTGGCGAGTTGCCTGGTCAAAATTTGCACCTATATCGACGCCCCAAGCCCCGGAGCCTCAAGCAGCAAGCCCAAGCGGCTTTGCTTCGACTGGCGAATGAGTCCAATGATCTGGCCTCCGAGGAGGCAGCCGACATGGAAACTATCCGCCGCGCACTGGAGGCACTACCTAATGACTAAAGAACAACACGTTGAATACAAGGCAGATGTCATGCTTCAGTTCATTCAGGAGCATGGTCGTCTGCCTAAAGGCAACGAAGAATACAACGGTGTCAAGCTTGGTCGATTCCTTTCTGCTGCAAGGCAATCACGTAGCAAGCTTGCAATGGAAGCATTAGCTAAACGTGGCATCGACTTTAGTGTTGGTACCAGGAGCTATATGCGCCAGGTGAACTTGATGAGTGTCATTAAGTCTTACGATGTCAAGCACGTTTTTTAAATCATGAAACTGTTTCGCTTTTTTCACGACAAAGAATACGAGCATGCCTTTTATTTCGACTTTCTTTCCGTTGGAAACTTTGTTGCCCTTGCCATTGATTTAGACCTGAATGAATATCCTTCGAAGCCACAAATTGGTGGCAATATCTCCTGGCCCTACAAGGGCTTTGTGGCTAACGGTCACATTCATTGTGGCGTTATTTCGTTTTACGTTTCCGTCCTCGGCTTTGGAGTGAAACAGGCGCGAGACTATTACTATCACCCCGACAAGCTTTCCCCTTGGGATGCTTATTTAGAAGATGAAAAATCTCGCTCATCACTCCCATCGTCTTCTTCAGAGGATGCTGCAAGCTGAACTTGCCCCTTCTCATGAAGAGGCCCTTCGCATATTGCATAAAGCTGAAAAACACCAGCGCAAAATCAACAAACTTCGTCGCCTTCTCTCGCCATTCATCAATGCCTTCAAAAAGGACTGAGCTGGGCTTCACGAGGCCCAGCCCTCACTGCGTGTCCTCAACGCAGGTAACGCCTCATGAAGAATCAAAAGGACGTTCCAAGCTTAGCAAAGAAGAAAGCCTCATTCTGAAGCTCATGCAAGAGCAAGAAGAAGCACTCTTGCGAATGTATAAACTTGCTACTGGCATATAAAAAAGAAGGGGCCTTTCGGCCCCTTTTTAATGACGGGAACATCCTGGCGCCGAGAAGCTGAGTGCTTCACAGACAGAACATCCTGCCTGCCATTCATACCGTCAGCATCTTAAGACAAAAGAAAAGGGGCCTTGCGGCCCCTCTCCCCTTACTTTGGCCTCCGATCCCCTCGCTCCCAGGAGATTCTCGACTGGGGAACAGTGGCCTCACGAGGTCCAATGCTCCTCTGGCGGGCTTCGCAGCATCCGCCCCACTGTTCAAGAGGTTTCACCCTTACGGCACCAACGGTGGGAGCAATTAAGCTCCAGAAACGACCAAAGCTCAAGAATCGTAGCACAAGCCGGACCATGAAGGAATCATGGTAAGGTGGGGCTTGCTAGGAGGCGACTCCCTGGCACCTTGCTACTTATTTTCTTCTTTTGATGCTTTTTCGACTTTTTCTTTCTTCCATCGCTGCTCTCTCCTTCTTTCCATCTTCAGCTCATGCGCGAAGCTGCGGCTACGCTTCCCATTACGGCATTGGCGATGGCTATCACGGTCAGCGAGCAGCAGATGGAAGCCGCTTTAACGCGCATGGCCTCACCGTTGCTTCTCCGCATCTTCCGTTTGGCACCTGGCTGCGCGTGACGAACCAACGGAATGGCAGGAGCGTCATCGTCAAGGTGACGGACAGGGGGCCCTACTACGGCGATAGGGTGCTCGATCTGAGCTACGGAGCCTTCGCTCGCATTGCCCATCCGGACAATGGAGAAGTGAGGGTGTGCTACTCCAGGGTGTAGGATGGTTCTGGAATATCTGCAGAGCGCTCCCTCGGGGGCGCTTTTTTGTTGCTATAGTTCTTCAAGCCTCCTTCAATGGAGTCCCTAACAGGGGAAGAGCTGATGTTCAATCCGAAAGCTCGTTTGGCCAGCCAATGGCAATGCGGCATTTTATTGCTGCAACAAAAAGGTCTTTGCGCTTGTTGCAATGAGCCTTTGACAGACAAGTTTGAGGCGCATCATAAACAGCTCTATTCCGAAGGAGGCGCTACATCCCTTCAGAATCTGGAGCTACTATGCCCACCTTGCCATCGAGCAAAGCACAGGAAAAGCTGATCAATCAAGCTCTTCCTTCCGTCTCAAAATACAATCCCCGTAAAGGACAGCTTGCACTTTTAAATGCTCTTGCTGCGAATCCTTGCGTCAAAACTGTTAAATGCGTTTTCCCTACTGGCTATGGGAAAACTGATGCCATCGAGCTTTCTTACAAGCTGTTAAAACAGCAAGGCCGCGTAAATGCCTTGTTCATTATTGTTCCGTCTAGGGAGCAATTATCAAGTTATCTGGCAGATATTGAGCACGATTTCAAAACTAAGTGGGGAGACGAAGTTGTCGCTTATCGTTTTAGTGCAGACTTCTTGAAAGTTGTCACTCGTGATGTTTACCACAATAAGTGTGAAGTGGTCATCGCCACTTGTCAAACGCTTATGAGCCCTGGCAATTTAGAAGTGGCAAAGCGCTTGATTGCTGATTCTGGCAAGAAATGGATGATTGCTCTCGACGAGCTTCATCGCTATTCAGAAATGGGGCAATGGGGACAAGCAGTAGGAATTTTGCTTGAGCAGAATCCTGAGATCGTCATTGGTCTTACTGCTGCTAAAGATCGTACTGATGGTCAGCCTGTCGCAATGGCTGAGCCCGAAATTGTCATTGAAATTACCCATGCTGAAGCCTTGGCCGAAGGCGCCATTCGTCCATTTGTGCCAATGATTCACGATTATCTTGTGACCATTGAATTTCAGG